CGCACTGTTTGCAAGTTTATTAAAAACTGCAATCATCGTATCCTCGATGCCAGCCAAGTTGCCCTGATTATCAAAGGCTGGCACGGTCATGGTTATGCGGAAATTGGCCATAGGTTGTATTGCTGCCTGGTTATAGCGACCATTGGCAGGCACTATGTAAGGATCGGCAGGCGATACAATAACTGAATTGGCCAAAACTGTTGTTGGTGGATATGCAAAAGTTTGCCATACGCCGTTATTTGCTAACGCGGCGGCGATGGTTGATCGCAGTGCTGTGATTGCTACGGCCATGTTTATCCAATCATCGATGCTGGAGACATGTAAGGCGCTAATAAACCTCGAATTTTGCCAATCATGGTATTGCCCATGCGGTAGGGGCTAGGGTTAAAGTTATCTACACTTACGCCACCAGTTTGGCTAACCTGCCGGGCTTGAAAAATATCAACGGCCAAAATCATGGCGGCCTCGCGCACGCTGGCTGTGTTTACATAAGTAGCGGTTTTTGTATCCTCACCAGTGGCAGTGCCATAGGGAAGTACGCGCCTAAAATTCTGGTTAGCAGCGGTTTTTGCATATTGGATAAAACTGTAACCCTGTGGATTTTGCCAATAACTTAATTGCAAATTAAACGCTGGCAAGATGTTTGCTGTACCTGTGCTAAATGGAATTGTGCCTGTAATTGTGTAAGCACCGTTAAATGTTGAACCAGCCCCGGCAATCGTTACTGTTTCCCCAACTGTAAATATACCGGGGTTGGCCAACATAACAGTTGCAACATTTGATACCAGTGCTGTTCCCACAACTGGCGCTGAGTCAAACCAAAGGAAGGAGTTGATTTGATCTTGCGCCGCCTGGCAAACCTCATCAAGCGTTGCATCGGTGTACAAAGTGCCAATACCTAAATTAGCGCGCAGTTCTGCAACGGTTACATAGGTGGCTGCCATTTTGTACTCCTTTACTTGTTAAGGTCGGTGGGCCAAAGGGCTAATGACCCACCGACTTCTTAGGGGATTAGTTCAAGTTAAACTTGACGATACCGTTAGGCATTTTTGCAATAGTGGCCATGTAGCCATAAATTGCAACCTGTACCTGTAGGTTTGAAACTACATTTACGCTCATGTAATTAGTCGCGCTGCGGTATACGGTAAATGCTTCAGGTGCAAGGATTACCGCTGAGTCATCAATAGTTGTAGTGGCTGCAAAGTTCTTGTCCACATACAAATCTAAACCAAGCACATTACCGCGGATTGAACCAGGCTGTACTGCGCCGCCTGCGTTCATTGGCTGTGATGCTGAGTAAATTGGGCGGCCTGTGCTATCTGTAGACCCCATGAGAAGTTGCCATTGTGATCCGTTGGCGATGTAGTTATTTGCAAAAAATCCTGTTGCTTCGTAAACCTTACGAGCAGCATCGCTAGCAAATTCAATAACACCATCAGATGATGCATCGCAACCTGATGAATACTGGCCTGCAGCAACAAGTGCAGCAAGTACAGTTGTATCAAGTCGTGTTAAATAGGCGTTCTGAAGTTGTTGGGTCAATTCCGCATAAAAATTTGGGTCAGACCGTTCAAGCAATTCAACGCTCAGTGTATTCATACCTGAATACTTAGATACTGTACCTGTTAGGTAGGCAGTTTCCATACCGACATTTGCTACTGCTCCTGCTTCGGCTTCAACAGTAACGCTAGGCGCTACTCCTGTACCGCCGCCTGCAGATGTAACCAATGAAGGTACATTTATAGTCATGCCGCTAGTTGGCAAAACTCCCTGTGAACAAGCATCAATGGCAGGTGTGCCAAAGCGTGTGTTAGTTGGGAATTCTGAAAGGTACTGCGTTGGGTTAAATGCCGGGTTAGTTGAAAAACTATCATCGGCTGCAGTTACATAAAGTTTGGAGTCCTCGTTGCCAAGTGCTGCTTTAATTTTATGCTCTGTATATGCACCCATTGATGTAATAGGTGTGCGTACTGTTTGGCTGTTTAGTACTGAAGGTCGGATGATTTTGCGGGCTGCTTCTACTGTTGTTGCAGCCACTTCCTCGGTCTGATCCTCGTTTGGAGTTTCGGGGGCTGTAGACACAGCGGCCTCGCTTTCTGTTTCGGTTTCGGTTTCGGTTGTTGTGCTAGTTGTGGTGCTTGTTGTTACGCTGGTTTTTGTTGTTGTAGATACTTCAGCATCTACAATTTCTGCCTGCGCAGCAATTCTTTGCACGGCTGCTGACGAAAATGCCGCTGACTCAACAAGCGACACCTCGCGCAAAATAGCAGCCGTTACCAGGAGATAATCGCCTTTTGGCTCTGATGCAGATACTTCCACACCAACGGATAGGCCATCCATCAACTGCTCCTGGGCTAGCAAAATTGCATCTGAACCGGCGGTGCTGCGACTTACTGAAAAACTTGCATACATGCCGTCTTTTTTTGACTCAACACTACGCATGCGCCCTACAACTTTTGAGTTGTCGTGCGACATTAACAATTTAACTTTATCAACATTAGGGATGTTTATGCTGCCTTCTTGAAAGACAACCTTGCCTGCACTGGTATAGCCAACTTCACCATACGGTGCAATCTTGCCAGCGATCATGCGGCTTTCGCCATCGCTTGCAGTAATGGATGCGCTAAATGTTAAATGCATCGTTATCTCCATTTCCATAAGGGGTCATGCTTTCCATTTCACGTGCAGTTTGTATATCGATTAAATCAAGCGTTAGCATTTTTTCAATAGCATCCAAACGCGCCATAGTATCTGCGCGTAAAAATGTCTCATCGATGTTGAACTTAACGACATTACCGTGTGCGGTTATATCATCCATGCTAAGGCGTTCCTCTACTGCACAAATGTAAGGCTGCAGGCTGTACGCAACATACTCTTTACGGCTATCCAAAACGTTTTGATACGTCATGCTGTTATTCATATCTGCGCTAACCATGAACGCCGGAACGTTCATCAAACGGCTAATTTCAGTGCTGAGGTATTGGCTGCTTTCGTTGTAGGTCATTTCCTTAGGAGAAAAACCAACTGTTTGGTAATCCAAAGTGCTAGTTAAATATGCAGTACTGCGATTTTGTCTAGCCGATTTAAAAGCGGCCAATAAACCTTGTACTTGTGCTTCAGGCAAATCCGCGCCCTGGTTACGGATGATCCCGGTGGGCATCGGTGTGGCCGCTGCTACTGCCGCTGCTTTTTGTACATCTAATGCGGCTTGAATTGTGCGCGCACCAGTTTCCAAAACACCAGGTAACAAAGATTGAAATGTAACTAAACTGCCAATACCGGACATTGGTACTTGCTTGCCATCAACTGAGTAATACGCAACTTCATAACCCATAGCATCTGTTGTAACTGTTACGCGAGTATTTGCAACCCACTCAAAACCTGAAGGGCGGCCATCGTCTGCATACAATGAAGTTACGCGCCAATATGCAACGCCATAGAAAATTAAACTATCAACTGTATAAGCAAGTGTTACTGCACGCGGTTGGCGAATATCAGGCTGTTCTAGCCATAGTGGGCTTTGTAATTGCTGGCCTGTAGATTTTTTGTACAACTCCAAAGGCAAATAACTAATAACGCCACAAATTAAATTACGGCATCTTGATACGGTACTAACCTGGAGCGCAGTAGCGCGATCCATAAAACCTGCGCCATAACCATTGTTATACATGCCGCCGTAACTGTATTGGCCTGCGCCAAAACGATCCGACATAATGGCAGGGGCTAGTTGTGCATCGATCTGCACTTTGTCTTTACTACGGATGCCAAAGGTTTCCAGTAATCCCATGCCACAATTTTCTCAGTTTGTAAAGCACCAAACAGGGATGCCTGCGGCGTGTCTAAATGTAGATTTTGGCCTCACTAATTGGCTTTGAAAGGTGCAATACAACCATCGCCATACCGATAGGGGCGGCCACGCTACCCTGTGATTTTTTGCGCACGATACGCCAACCTGAGTCCTTACTACTGCTAGCCACGTTCAGCATTTGTTGATCCAACTCAGGCTGAACCCCATGCACCACGCGTTTGTTATCGATCGCATCCTTGAAAGTACTGCACGCGGTATAAAACTGCGCCCCTACGCAGGCCTCGACCATAAGCCCGGAATTCTTTAAGCGTTCGGCAATAGCGGCAGTGGTATAGGAGTCATGCAAAATTAATCTTGGCTGCCACTTATCGGCTTCCGCTTTTATGTCTACCGCTATCTGTAACTCGTTTACCGCAATCTCGCTTTCCCATGTTTTGACCAACGCTAGGCCAATACGACCATCGGGTAGCAAAGCACCTGCCACTAGGCTGGCCGATCTGCGCGTGTGTGGGTCTACATCGTAGGCAAACATCATTTGCATGCCCGGGGTCATAACCATCTCGGAGTCGGCCAAATCTTCCCAACTGCCAGGAGTCCAGGGGCTAGTCATGCCAGTGTTTACAAATTGGCACAAAGTCTCAGTACGCGCTGCCATGATCGTGCTAGTTGCGATTGTCTCCTCAATAGCATCCTCGCTAATCAACAGCCCCAACGATGGATTGGCCTGCGCCCATGCGCTCCTATCCCAAATATCACAATTTTCACTGGCGCTATATTCGTAAAAGCCAAGTGATTTAGGTGGCTTGGCCATCGACCTTTCGCGCATGTGTAACAGCACATCGCTATCGGCTGCCCCGGCGTTCGATGTATAAAAGCGTTGCGAGTTAGGCCGCGTTAGCGTTGTGGACTTACTGGCATCCATCGCCGCTTCGTTTACCTCGCGCAACTCATCGATCCAAAGCACATCCGCGGTTAAACCACGGCTGCTATCTGAGTTTGCCGCGACCACTTCAAGTACAGCGCCATTTTCTAGGATTAGGCGCTCTTTGCCGTTGCTCTTACGGTAGGCCGACTCAATCTTGCCATCCTTTACCTGCGCTAGTAAGAAATCGTTGCGTGCCACAATATCGGCAATAATTTCTAGCGACTTCTCAGCCATGCGCCGCTGGCTCGACATTATCAATATGTTGCGCTCATCAAAGCAAAACAGGCCTGCCAGCACACGCATGCGCAGCATGTGGCTTTTGCCCGATTGCCGGGCGCAGATGAACAAACTCGACTTCTTAATAAACTTGCCTTCATCATCGATGGCACACATATCATCAAGAATTAGTTTTTGCCAGGGTAATAAAGGTTGCCCAATACGCTCAGCCAACTCAGCAATCTCACCGCCCCGGGTTTTGGTGTTCAGCCAGGGTGTGTGAAGGCGTGGGTACAAAGCCCCCAACAGCGGCGGTTTAGTTTCTGCCTCAGCCGTACTCATTGGCTACCAATACCGCGAGTCATTGGGCTTTCGTGGGTGATTGTTACCGTTCCCTGCAGGGAGATACGTTCTGC